TCAGTTCTCTTTGGAGATAAGACAGGATTAAGTTACGCATCTGCATTTGATAGAATTAACGTTCGTCGTCTATTCATTACTGTTGAACAAGCACTCCAAGGAGTTGCTAATGCTCAACTATTTGAATTCAACGATGAAATTACTCGTTCCAACTTTATTAATATAGTTGAACCTTATCTAAGAGATGTTCAAGCGAAGAGAGGACTCGTAGACTTCCGAGTTATTTGTGATCGAACCAATAACACTCCTGAGGTTATTGATAATAATGAATTTAGGGCAGACATATTCTTGAAGCCCACAAGGTCGATTAATTATGTTACTCTTACTTTCGTTGCTACCAGAACTGGAGTCAGTTTTGAAGAAGTAACAGGAAGAGTTTAAATTTACCCCATAATTAATTAACATAGGAGATTACAACAATGGCAATTAGAACAATTACAGACTTCAAATCCCAATTAAGAGGAGGTGGGGCAAGGCCTAACCTCTTCAAGGTTGATCTTGGAGATTTTGGAGGACAGGGAGCCTCTGACTTAGGATGGGACAATGCTCAAGAAGATTTTAACTTTCTTTGTAAAGCAACATCTATGCCAACTCAAACTATTGGGTCCGTAGATGTTCCTTTCCGAGGAAGAATCTTAAAGGTTGCTGGAGACAGAACTTTTGAACCTTGGTCAGTTAC